GCATAGCAGTATTATTTGGTGAAAGATTTAATCCACCTTCACTATATGGCAATGCTGCGTTCTTTTGTGCCGTTAGCTGCCTTATTTCAAACTCTGTTATTGGCATTTTAATATCTGGTGCTATCATCCCAAGCACGCCAGTACCTTCATAGCCTTGACGTAATGCTTCCTTGCCTAAATACTTTGCAGCATTACCTGTAGCAACTGCAGCAGGCTTAATCATAGGAATCATACTAGCTGCATCAATAAAGCGTTCGTCTGGCAAGCCATCGCGCATCATTGGTTTACCTTGACTGAAGTCTGAAATTAGAGATTGCGTTCCTGTAAGACCCATTAAGTCTGCTGCTGATTGACCGCCAACTAAAGGAACTCGTTTATCGACAGCGTAATAATCTAATGGTTTTTTAATGAGATCTAATATAGATGCAATCGAGGAAGTTACAGGCTCTTTTTTATTGCCCATTAATTTCCTAAACTGTTTTTGAGTTAACTTCGCCATCTTTTATCCTTATTCGCAATAAACGCTTGTTATCTAGTTTTCTTATATTTTTGATACAAGTTGTAATCGTTGATCAACTTTGCTCGATCTAAGATTTGTTGCACGCCTGTCGCATCCTTGCCAATATAACGACCAATCTCATTATTCTTTAGATCCATATCTATCTCAGCTTGCGGATGACCCATAGCACCAACAATAGGAACAAAACGATTTTCATGAAAGTCTCCAGCAGCCTTTGCAGTACCCTCGCCAAACTTGTTTGCCAATAATGCTTGCCATACAATATGACGATAAGCATCCCCAGCATTGTTATATGCCTCAGCAGGGGAGAATCTTTTGTTAGTTTCCTTCTCTGCTCTAGCCTTTGCCTCTAAAAATCCAGACAAATCACCAAAAATTCCAAACAAACCATCCATATTTACCCCTAAATGTGCCTATAACGCACGCTAGCTATGCTTAAACGCATTTTAATATGTTTTTGATACTAGGACATTAAACTAAAAAAATAACAGCTTATGTCACGTTAAAAACAGAGCAATTTCAGCTTCTCTTCTGCGTTTTAATCCATTTAAAACTTTTCCAGCAGCTTTGTTATATTTTGCCCAACTTTCAATAGCGCCAAATATATTACCTCGATTAAGTTTTGAACGAAGCGTACTTCTTTGCAAAGTCCCAAGCCCCAAGTTAAAAGCAAAAACCACAAGAGCATCGAACTGATTTTGGGTAAGTTGAACATTAATGTATCTGTCCACCCCACGTTCAAACTTTCTGACATCTGAAGCCAATAGTGCATTGCATTCCTCTACAGTAAATGTGCGATTCCAGCTATCAGGTAAACTAAGGCCATCACCAATGAGATGACCATAACCAACGGTAAACAAGCCAGCAGCACAACGATAAGGTTTGTTACTAAAGCCTTCAAAATGCTTAATAAGCTTAAGCCCATTTTCGCCTATTCTCATTACCTAGTACCAAAATAAAAGCCCACGATGGATGCCCAAATTATTTGGGTTTCGTTGTCCCACAATAAATCTAAAGCTACTGTAAAATCTACGCCATTATAGTAGGCATACCAGCAACCAAATAGCTCAATGAACATGAATACGCTAAACAAGCCAAAGGTAATGGCTGGGCGAACTAATGCCCTTAAATTGATAACCCATGTAGATGCACCCTTAGATGTCTCTGTGTCATTAAGTCTAGCAGAGTTTATGTCTGATATACGAGCCTGATAATCATTTGATGCTGTTTGCACCTTGAGCTTATCAAACTCAATCTCTTCAAGTTCCTTTTGTGCTACAAAGCCAGCTTTTTGCAACTCTAATTGCTGTGTCATTTGCAATTGAGCTAAAGCAATCTCATGCTTTTGATCTGACTTTTGTTGAAAAAATTCTAAGAATTTAGGTGTGTTACCAGCTAAAAAAGATACAACTGTAGTAAGTAGTGTAAACATTATTTTTTCTCATGCTCCTCTAAAATACGAACTCTAACATTTAACTCGCCAATTTTTGTATATAGCTCTTCTTTAAGCTTTCCTCTAGCTTCTGCTGATATTGGGCTATCTGTAGGTCTGCCGTCAGAAGTAATTAAAATTGGCATTTTAGAACGAATATCTACTAGCTCATTTTGCATTTGATTAACTGAACTAATCATCCATCCTACAGCAGCAACCATAACAGGAAATATCATGGGAATGATTTTTTGAAAATCCATTATTTTAAATTCTCCACCATGCAATAAATAGTTAAAAGTGCAAACATTAATCTTCACTCCATTCAGTAAAATCAAACTCGACAATGCCAATCATATCAGGATCAGGCTCATTACAATCATTACACACAGTCAGATCATCATCAGCATCATCTATCTCATATGGTGAACCACAGCATAAACATACTTTAATTCTTATCATATTTAAGCCCACAAAAAAGCCCCAGTTAAGGGGCTAGTATTATTTGTACTTTTCTTTTAAGTATTTAAGTGTTAATGGCAGTTCATCAAAGCGCCCATCTCGTACATCATAAAGCATGTAAGCGCCTCTAAAATGATTGTTGCCTTGTGCGCCTAAGTAGTCTTCATTATGCTCGTAACATGAGCCACAGATAATTGCTGTCATCTCTGACCCATCTGCTCTCATGCCATAAGCAATCTGCCTGCCTTGTTGATGACCTGCAAAGCATGACATGTGCTTTTTAGTTAGAAGGGCTTGGGCTGATCCTATTGGCCTTCCCATAGCACCAGACGTAAAGTAGTGAGCATACGCTATGCCATCAATGGTTATAACCTCTAGGAATGGTATAACTTCCCAATCCTGATAAGGCAGATCGTCAGTAGATACAAGACCATCTAGCTTCCTATCCTCATTAATAGCACGATTAATCCTGTCTTCATGGTTGCCTAATGTAAGCACCATGCGAGGTTTATATTGCTTATGCTTATTGCTTTTAGCTAGCTTGTTATGTTCGTATAAAGGTTGTAGAAGTGCATCCATTGCCTCCCTAGCAGCCCATATATCTTTCTGATAGCTACGACCCTCAAATGACTTTTTACCTACGTCATAAGATGAAAGGGACTCCATGTCAGCGAAGTCCCCTATACAAACAATTACATCTGGTTTTTTATCAACTATGTACTTGCCAATCGATGTTAAGAACGCAAAGTCATTGCCATCCTTAGCTTGTACGTCTGGGAGGACAAAGTGAGTCCTAGTGTGGTTTTTCTGGTAGCTCATAATATAAAGACAAGTCCTCGTCAGAGAAGAACACTATCATAGTGCCATCCTCTATATACAGGGTAAACTCATCGTTGTCAATACTTGCGCCAACTATATTTTGCCCTACCATACGATTGATGAGTGACTCTACTTTATCCTCGTCATCCATTTATTTTCCTAAGTAAATAGCTGCACTAACGATAGCCCCTATAACGATCCACACAAGTCGTTCAATCCAAGCGATTGAGGCATGTTTTACCTCGATGTCACTTATACGAACTTCTAATGTTTTTTGTTTATCATCATAGGAATCCATGCGTTTAAAGAGGGTGATCATGCGTTCTTCCATCCTAGCTAAAGAAACGATGGCCTCTGACATTCTGTCTACTTTAGACTCAATGCGTTCCAGCCTTTTATCTTGTTCATCCATAATACATCCTAAAAACAGACCCTATATTGCTATAAGGCCTGTGTTATTACGCTAATATTTTATCAACTGAAGATTGGCTAATTGCACCAGCAGCAACTAAAAATGCTAATACTGGTGTAGCATCTTCAACAAGTAATGGATGTGCAAACTCAAGTTTAGCTGTAATTATTTCAGGTATTAAATTATTATCCCATTTAGCTTTTTCAGATAATGTTAGATTCTCTCTAATGGTATCTAATGAAACTTTTGTTGGTTCGATGACGGGTTCAGTAATAACTGGTACTGGAATTGGTATTAAATTAGAACCATCCCAACCTTGACCGTTTACAGCTTCGTCAGGTACTTGTGTGTTGTAAAACTTTGCAATGTCAGCGTGATAGCAATCTTGTGGGTTGCCATGACATACGTCACGCACTCTATCGTTTTCTATCCATGCGTATTTCATATTAGTAACCCTCTGTCCATTGAATAATAACTAAACCATTACCGCCTCTAGATGAGGTGGTGCTACCACCTCCACTACTACATCCACCAGAACCACCACCAAATTGACCGCCAGCACCATTACCACTGCCACCACCACCACCGCCAAACATTAAACTTGTTCCACCACTAGCACCACCACCACCTCCAACACCTCCAGTACCTCCATTACCATTAGAACTACCACCTCCTGCACCAAAACCACCAGCAGAAGGAGTGGAGGTAGACACCCCGCCACCACTTCCAACATAATATTGCGTGGTTGTACAGATTAAAGCTAAAGGCTCTATTTTAGTAATAGTATCTCCATTTGACCCAGCAGTATTATTTCCTACAACGAATAATCCATTCCCCCCAGCAGAAGTAGCATAATTAGTAGTTGATGTATTAGCATTATTAGGACTTGAGCCATTAACCCCCGCGCCTCCAGTCATACTACTCCCTGAACTGGTTGTTGTTGCAGCCCCAGCAGAATACCCTAATGCCCCTCCGCCACTATAACATGAGCCTGTTGAGGATATATTAGTAATTCCACCATTGCCGCCACCAATACCACCACCCCCTGTATAAGATGAAGCAGAGCCTGTATTTGTACTATTGTCATCCCCACCATTTCCACCAGTACCAAATAAAGAACCTGCAGCGCCTCCGCCAGTTGCTGGGTTTCCAGTATAAGTATTTGTTTGAGTTCTATTCCCTCCTCTACCACCTGAGCCTGAATAAACATTTCTTAATGTTGCTGAAAAAGAAGCTGTACCGCCTGCACCACCTGATAATGGTGTTCCTGCAGTACCATCTTGTGTATTACCACCACTGCCACCCGTACAGCTAATTAATGAACCTATAGATGACGTTCCTCCTGTTACACCAGTAAGTTGACTTGATGATGTTTTTTGTGAGGCGCCACCAAGGCCTACTGTAATCGTTGGTAATGTTTGATTTGGGATGACATCAATAATTCCTTGGCAAAATGCCCCACCTCCACCTCCTGTAGCACATCCAGCAGACGTTGTTCCATATACTCCACCACTGCCACCACCACCAATAACGGTAACTCGCAATTGAAATACATTTTGTGGAACTACAAAATCAGTATAAGCACCTGGCTGTTGGTAAACTTTAAAATTATTCCATACTGGCGGTGCAACTCTTGTTGCTACGTTAGGTGGTAGCGAATAACCATACATACCTTTATTCATGGCTAAATCCTTCTAAATATTTTATTGAATTTTTCATAATTTTTATATCCTCTTGTAAGTAACCTATTCCTGCATTACATGGGTGACACAATAACCCTCTAACTTTACCAGTAATATGACTATGGTCTACAGATAAGTTTGTTGAATTTTTATTTCTTGACTCTTTACTACCACAAATTGCACATTTCCAATCTTGCTTTTCACCAAGTAAAAAATAATCTTCTTTAGAAAGACCATATTTATTTTTTAGTCTGTACGACCTTGCGGTTGCTGAAGCCTTATCTTTATTATTTTCATACCACTCTTTTGATTTTCTACAAATTTCATCACTATGTTCAGAATGATATTTTACTTTTTTATTCCTAATTGCATCTTTATTTTTTAATCTGTATTCTTTACTTTTGATAGAGATACAAACTTTACAAATAGTTATTACGCCATTCTTTTTGCTTTTGTCTTTATGAAACTCACTAAACTCTTTGTGAATTTTACAATAGTTACAAATTCTCAATTAGAATGAGCCTCCATAAGCAGTTACACGAATACCAGTTTGCGTTACAGTTGTAGTAGCACGCAAGCTATGACCAGTTGGTAAAGTCAATGGCATTACATTAGCGTTACCATTGCTTGAAAGTGTGGCTGAAAAAGCTGGGGTTGTATTACTTGTTGTTATAGCTTGTACAGGAACTTGTTGCCACAAAATGTAGTTAGTGCCATCATAAATAAATAGATTGATTAAACTAGATACAGTAGTCGCTACGCCTTGAATATCAATGTAGTCAATGCGAGAACCACTAGCACCAGCAGTTAATACTGTACCTACTGTTGTTGGGGCTGTAAGCGACGTGTCTGCTGTTGTTAAATTTGCCGACCCTACTATGGGGGTTGATGCGTATTGCGCTGAAGTTGCCATTTGTTTCTCCTTAAATTATTCCAAAACCGCTTGTACCCATTGTTGGGGCTGGGCAATTACCATTAAATTGTAAAACGAAATCTTGTGCGCCAGTAGGTACGTTTGCCCACGATGCTGCAGAACCATCAGTAGTTAAAAATTTACCTGTGTTGCCTGATTGATTTGGCAATGTTACCAATGTCTGCCATGCTGGTAGTCCAGAAGCCAATGTTAAGACTTGACCATCCGTGCCTACAGATAAAAACGATGTTGTAGCTGTAGCTGACTGATAAGGTAATTGACCTGCTGCACCACCAGCTAAGTTAGAAGCTGTGCCAGAAGGAACGCCAACCTGCCATGTAGGTGCTGCGCCTGAACCATTAGACGTTAGGACTAGACCACTTGTACCAGCAGGTAAAAAGTTAGTTGCACCAACACCAGTATTATACGCTATTTGATTAGCACCGCCACCTGCTAGATTAGTTGCTGTAGTAGCAGTTGTAGCAGACGTTGCTGTGGTTGCTGTAGTAGCTGTCGTGGCTGTAGAAGCGTTGCCAGTTAAGTTGCCTGTTACGTTACCAGTTACGTTACCTGTTAGGTTGCCAGTAAAGCCTGTGGTTGATGTGATTGCAGTACCAGTTATTGCAGCAGGTGTAACGCTACCAATTACAGTTGCGTCAATCGTACCACCATCGCCATTGATCGCAGCACCTAGGTTAACTGTGCCGTTCATAGTTACAGTACCATCAAAGTTCGTGGTGCCATTAAAGTCTACTGCGCCACTATACGTTTGAGTACCATCGTACGTTACATTACCAGTTAAGGTAGACGTGCCATTTACTGTAAGATTCCCACCTACAGTAAAGTTATCACCATCTAAACCTGCTTGTTGGTTTTTAAGTTGTGACATCAACTCACGGAATGAGTTGTTCACGTTAGAGGGTAGCATCCCCTCGCCAATATTAATACCATCTATGTCAGTATTATTGGCTGGTACGGTACTAAACTCGCTGATTTTGGTTTTTGCCATAATTTTATCCTATTGATTTTCTGGACTATTTAGCAATCCCATATAAGGCACATATGGAGTTGTTATTTTTTTGTACTGAGGTTTAACAAATCTGTTTTGAAACGGAGCAGATTCCATTAAATATCGACTTGTAACACGAGCAGCAGGTATTCCACTAGCCAATGGGACTCCAGTAAGCAAATCAAGTCCTGCTCCCACAGCAGATGCGTACACATCAGGAAGTGTAAATGCTGTTGGCTCATAAGCTACTGGTTTATTTACACGAGGAAATTCTTTAGCAAACTTTCCTACTAATGCTAATTCATCTGTAATTGGTTGCTTTTTACCAATCATTTTCCCAATTTTACGATAATCGACAACATTTTCACCTACTAAAGCTTTTTCCACAGTATATGTTTTAGCTATCTCTTTTCTGGCATTCCTAAAGTTTTCTATTAACTCAGGCTTGCCAAGTTTTTTAACATGGCTTTCTAAAATATTCTCTAATTTATTTGCTTCGTTAATATATTTTTGTCCTAATTCTTTTAATTTTGGATTAGGCTTTTCAATATTAGTACCAGAACGATAATAATCATTACCATCACTTCTTAATAGTTTAATTTGCTCTACAGCATCTGATGAATCAATTGTATAGTTTGGTTTTAATTCACCTAGTAACGGATCTCTTCCACCTTTTGTTGATTTGACATTTTTAACAATGCTTGCAAAAGGATTTTTGTTGCCAAGATCAATTACGCCAGTATTTTTAATTGCTTCATATGCTGGAGATTGATTGGATCTTAATGAATCTAATGTTTCCGCATTTAGAGGAGCAGATTCTTCTAATCCAAGATATTTTCTTGTATAATTATTTGCTGTGTCTTGATTCTTAGAACTAAATAATTCTTCAGACTTAATTTTTCCTGACATGGTTTCCAATGCTTTGGAGCCACGACCTGCCTTAACATCGCTAGGTAATGCAACAAATCCAGCATTTTGCGCTTCTGTCAATAGTTTATCTTTAGGAATATTTTGTAATTCCTTGGATGTCATTTTAATTGACTTAGGACTAATTATAGATCCACCAGCAAAACCACCAGCTAGACCTGCAGCCATTTGCGCTATTTCACCTCCGCCAGATTCACGAGTCAATCCAGATCCAATCCCAGCACCTGTAGCCCCAAGCATTTGTGTTATAGGATTTGATACTAATGATTGCTGTACTGCACGACCAGTTGAGGAAGCTGGAGATGCCATGCCACCAAGCCCCATTGTTGCTCCAGTACCAGCAAGCGTTCTGCTAACATCACCTATAACACGTTCTCTAGCATTTTGTGGTTGAGGAAATCCAAATACATCAGCTAATGAACCTCCAGCAGATACTGGTTGCAATTGCTTGTCTTTGGGCAAGGCTAAATTCATTAATCCACGAACAGGTGCTTGAGCCAAATCAAGTACTGATCCAACCCCTTCTAAACCATAACGTGCAGTTAAGCCCATTTGCCTTTTAAATTCATCAGCTAATGAAACTTCTGGAGCAGCATAGTTTTGTTCCCAAGGAGCAGCAGATGATCCTTCATAATTTTCTTCCCAAGGATTTGCCATTATTTTTTTCTCCAACGTGTTTTATCGTTTGGATTTCCACCAAGGAATTCATATCCACCTCTTACTTCACCAATTTTAGGGGCTGCTGCAGCAGGAGCTGCAGGAGCTTTAGGTGGAGTTGCAGTAACTTCTGGTAATTTGACATACTCTTCACCAAACGATCCTTTGATAGCATCGTTTGACCTTAATAGCTCACCTTTGAAGTTAATTAGTTTATTTTTAATTGCTTCTTTTGTGTCTGTTTGACTTGGGATGTATTCAGATAATTTTTTATCTTCAGTTGCAGTTACTGCTGCCCCTGATATGTCATGGCGTTTAATTGAAGACACACCACCAATAGCAGAACGTACGCCTGTGCTTTCAGGATATAATCGTTGCATAACTTGATTTCCTAGTCCAGCTTTTACACCAAACCATTCATCAGGAGCCTTTTCTAACTCTTCTAAAGCGGAATCAATTTGTTTTATTCCTACATTATTTGCAACAAATGCAGTTCTTTGTGTTGGTGGAACTTCTTTTAATCTAACAGCATCTTCTGGTTTTTGTAACCCAGTAAATTGTGGAGGCATATTTGGCCTGTTAGGGAACTGCACAAGCTCTGGCCTACCAGTTTTAGGATTAATTACTTCAACTGGCTGTGGCATTGAAACCATTTGCATTGGGGGAGCAAATTCAGTCTCTTTTTTAATTGCAGCGTCATATAATTTAATATTTGGACTTGTTGGATCTGATGCAATCAACTTATCACGAGCAGCAATTAGTTTATCTAATTGTGTTGCTGCCCCTTCTTTTACCTCTTGCCCAGCAATTTCTTGAAATCCATTACTTGTTACTTGATATTTTTGACCACGATCTATTTTTAATCCATAAGCTTTTGCTTGATCATCAGTTAAGATTGAAAATGATTTTTGCGGCTTAACTAAACTTGCAACTAATTCATTTCTAGCATTTGGAAATGCTCTTGCCAATCTAGCAGCTTCAGGATTTGTAGCTTCAAGTTCTGTTAATGCAGCATCTTCCAACTTACGTTGTTGGTTTTGACGAAAAATTTCATCAAACTTTTGTTTCATTAAAATATTTTGAGCGCCTTGATTCATAGTCTCATCATAGCCCTTTATTGCAGCTTGACCAGCAGAGCCAATGATTTGACCTAGACCTACAGGAACCCTAGAATA